CCTGCCATAATTACTCCTAACTTAATATACCTGTGTATGAATTTTGTAATCTAAATAAAGTATCTTCACTTGGATTTGCTTCATTAAAATTAATATAGCCTATATTTGGGTCAATTCCTCTCACTAAAGTAGTTTGTGCCACATCACTAAAATAAGCTGCTTTTTGTTTTCTAGCTTGTTCTGCTGCAAATTTTTCTGCATCTTCTGTTGCTATAATATTAGAGCCTATTTTTTCTATTGGAGCTATTGTTTTATAAGTAGCATATTCTCTACTACCTTTTGTTCTTTGTTTAAGAGAATCAAACTCACCTTTTTCAACTATACTAGGTTTTTCACTTGTTAAAATTTCTTTACCTTTATCAGAAAAATTTATTGTATCTGGTTTTTTTGCAACTGTTACTGTTTCATCAACATTTGTACCTATCATATTCTTATCAAATGTTAATGATTGAGCTTCAACATCAGATGGTTTTACAAATCCATTAGTAACATCACTAACAAAATCTCTAAATCTAGAACCACCAGTTCCTTGACGACCAACTAAACTACCAACTTTATTCATACCCATTTCCATAGCATCAGTAACTCTATTAAAAACTCTACCAACTCCATCACCAACAAAACCTGCAGCATTTTGAATACCTGTTGCTATAGTTCCTAAAAATCCTGATTGTCCAGCTAAACTACTTATCCATGTTCCCATACCCGGAAGAATAAAAGATAATGCAATACTACCTAGTGGTCCTAGTTTACCAAAAGCTTTTGCTAAGTTTCCTAAACCACGTTTAAGTCTTTTACCTATGCTTTTAAATTTTCTTCCTATTTTTTTACCTATTTTTCTTAACTTTCCCATAATAAATTCCTATTAATCTAACCATCCTTCTAATAAACTAGCAATAGAACTTAAATTAGAATCCCAATGGTCTTTTCTATTAACTCCTTGCTCATTACCTAAAGCAGCAATAAGTAAAGATGCTTTACGTTGCTGGTCATTATCCCAACGTTTAA